AAGAAGTTCCCACAATTCTCAGATGCCTCTATTAATATATTGTCATCTTCAAACAATGTATCTTACCGATTTAAGTTTCATCAGGTATTCCCAACATCAATATCTACCTTTGTGATGAACACACAAGACGGGCCGGATAACATCATTACTGCCGATGCCACATTTCGGTATAGTTACTACGACATTGAAAAAACATTCTAATATAGCTTGACAAATTGTTACCATTAGTGTAACATAGCGTGAGGAGGATTTATAGCATGAAGCAACTAGATGAACTATTGGAAGAATGGCGGAAAGATTCCGAGATTGACAGAACGGAACCAGGCAAAGCATTAATCAACATACCCAAACTTCACAGTAAATACTTAAACACCCTTTCACAGCATCGTCTATTGGCAAAACAAGCTGAGTTTAAGTATAACAAATGGAAAAAAATAAAGTGGGAATATTACACAGGTAAGTTAGATGATGATGAACTTGCCAAGTATGGATGGTCTCCGTTTCCATTTGTATTGAAATCTGACATCACTATATATTTGGAGAGTGATGACGATTTAAGCAAACACCTGGCCGCAAAAATTATGCATGATGAGATTGTTGATGTGTGCCAATCTATTCTCAAAGAATTAAACAATCGTGCATGGGAATTAAAATCATTCATTGACTGGGAAAAATTTATACAAGGCATTTAATGAGTGATGTAATTCTTCATAAACTAAACGAAGCTTATATTAAAGTAGAGTGCGAGAAATCTATCTCACAAGAGTTAAGCTCATACTTTTCTTTTAGAGTACCAGGTTATCAGTTTGTTCCTGCCTACAAAAACAAATTGTGGGATGGTTTTATAAGGTTATATGACCTCAGAACAAATCAAATCTATCATGGTCTTGTTCCGTATATTGAAAAGTTTTGTGCTGAAAGAAACTATACCTCTGAGATTAATTCTGAGATAAGTATTACTGAAAGCTTTTCGTTAGTTGAGGCAGTTGATTTTGTTCGCACACTAGATTTGCCACATGAGATACGAGATTACCAATTAAATGCTTTTGTTCAGGCGGTTCGCAATAGACGCATACTACTTCTATCGCCAACAGCATCAGGTAAATCATTAATACTTTATGTAATACTCCGTTGGTTACAAGAGTCGGATTATAAGCGTGGCTTACTGATTGTTCCAACCACATCATTGGTAGAACAAATGTATACCGACTTTGAATCGTATGGATATGATTCTGAAGAATACTGCCATCGTCAATACTCTGGTAAAGAAAAACACACCAACAAACTACTAACAATTACTACATGGCAATCCATCTATAAGAATGATGCCGATTACTTTGAACAGTTTGATTTTGTGATGGGTGATGAAGCACACCAATTTAAAGCCAAATCACTTACAACAATACTATCTGGCTGCACAAACGCTAAATATAGAATAGGAACGACTGGCACCTTAGATAATATACAAACGCATCGCCTTGTGTTGGAGGGACTGTTTGGGCCAGTTTATAAAGCAACAACAACATCTGAGCTAATTGATAAAGGTCAATTAGCTAGTTTTAAAATTAAATGCCTCATACTGAAACACAACGAGGCAATATGTAAACAAGCAAGAGATTGGGACTATAACACGGAGATAGATTACATAGTTCAAAATCCAGCAAGAAACGAGTTTATTCGTAATCTAGCCTTGTCGTTAAATGGCAACACTCTTATATTATTTCAATTTGTGGAGAAACATGGAAAAGATTTATACACTATTATTAAAGATTCAGTCAAGGATCGGCATGTATTTTTTGTTTTTGGTGGTACTGATGTGGAGGTTAGAGAATCAGTCCGTGCAATTACTGAAAAAGAAAAGGACGCAATCATTGTTGCTTCTTACGGCACTTTTAGCACTGGTGTTAATATCCGTAACCTTCACAATATCATATTTGCCAGTCCTTCCAAATCCCGCATCCGTAATCTTCAGTCAATTGGCCGAGGATTAAGAAAAGGTGATAACAAGGAAGAAGCGGTTTTATTTGATATCGCTGATGATTTTCGCATAGGTAAATTTGTGAATTATACACTCAAACATTTTATTGAAAGAGTTAAAATTTACGATGACGAAAAATTTAATTACAAGTTTTATAACATAGAGCTAAAAAATGGAACAAACGACAAACAATAATATTAAAATAGTCCGCTTACAATCGGGTGAAGATATTATGGCAGATGTTATGGAAAACGATGAGAATGAACTCATAGTATTGGACAATCCAATGCACATTATATTTAAAAGAATGCCTACAGGCCAAACAGTAATGATGATGATGCCTTGGTTGCCAATTGAAATCATTAAAGAGAACAATGCTACCATATACGGCACAGACATACTTACAGTCATTGAACCAAAAGATGACCTAATTGAATACTATGGTAGAGCGGTGCTTGAAGCCCAAGAGATTATGGAAAAGAAAAGAATTCGTGGTATTAATGATGATGATTTTGATGAAGAAGATGAAGATGATGATGAAGAAGAATTACAGGTTGAAGATATTCTTGACCTAATGAAAGAAAAAAGAGATAAAAAGCTACACTAAATAATATATATTATACTGAGGTTATTATGGCAAATGTGTGTTTCGTTATACCAAGTAGTGCTTCAAAAGCCTACCAAGATTTAGCAAAAACTTATTCAGCAATTGAAATGCCTACATGGGCAGCATTGTTGGCTTCCGCTGTTCGTGTTAAAGGCCACGAACCATGTATTTTGGATTTTGATGCTTGTCCGGCTGATGATGAAAATGCAGCGGAACAAATTGCGGCAACAAAACCAAAACTGGTAGTGTTTGTTCTCTACGGACAAAATCCAAATTCAGGCACAACAATGATGATTGGAGCCAAATCTCTGGCCACTCAACTCAAATTATCACATCCAAATTTAAAGACAGCATTTATTGGGTCACACACATCAGCATTACCACATGAGGTAATTCAATACAAATATGTTGACTTTGCTTTTATCAATGAAGGTGTGCATGGCCTTTTAGATTTATTGGAGACAGATTTAGAAAATGATTTAGATAATGTTCGTGGTATGTGGTATAAAAAGTTAGGTCTACCACGGCCAACAAAACCAGGTTGTGTAGTTAAAACAACTGACATGGATAGTGTAATGCCAGGTTATGCTTGGGATTTACTGCCAAAAGATAATTACTTACTTGACAAATACAGAGCCCACTTTTGGCACTCTAACTTTTCACACGACAATCGTTCGCCTTTTGCAGCGGTCTACACCTCATTAGGTTGTCAATTTGGTTGTAATTTCTGTATGATTAACATTGTAAACAGAACAGGTTACGGCGAAGATATTACATCACAAGATTCTAAAGGCATGAGATTCTGGTCACCAGAACTTATATTAAAACAATTTGAATATCTTTGGAATAGTGGCGTTAGAACAGTTCGCCTTACAGATGAAATGTTTTTTCTTAACAAACGATATTATGTACCAATATTAGAAGGCCTGATTCAACGAGGAATGAAGTTCAACTTTTGGGCATATGCTCGTGTTGATTCTGTTCGCAGAGACCAACTAGAATTATTTAAAAAGGCTGGTGTCAATTGGTTATGCCTTGGCATTGAAGCTGGTAATCAGAATGTTCGTTTAGAAATTGAAAAAGGAAAATTTCAAGATACAGATATTCGCCAAGTTTGTAAAGACATTAAAGATGCTGATATTAATATTCTTGGTAATTATATGTTTGGTTTTCCCGATGATAACTATGAAACCATGCAGGAAACTTTTGATTTAGCTCAAGAATTAAATTGTGAACATGCCAATTTCTATGCAGCTATGGCATTACCTGGTAGTCCATTACACTTGTATGCTCGTCAGAGTGGTTGGGATATGCCAGAAAAATTTGAAGAATATGCTTTTTTATCTTATGATTGTAAACCACTACGCACTAAGTATTTAACTGGTGCTGAAGTATTAAAATTCCGTGACGAATCATGGCACAAATATTTCAATAATCCAACATATTTAAATTTGGTAGAAAATAAATTTGGTATTGATAATCGTAAAAATGTGGAAGATATGGCAAAAATTAGATTAAAACGAAAGATACTTGGAGATTAATATGAGTGATTTGACATCATTATCAAAAGATTATCGTAGAGAATTATTTGAAAAATTTGTAGAAGTTGGACAAGGTCATCCTGGTTCTACATTTTCTATGGTAGAAATTGCTACTACATTATATCATGGTGGCCATGTTAGATTAGGTAAAGACAAAGTTTTAATCAGTAAAGGCCACGCTACAGTTACCTTGTATCCTATTCTTACCAAACTAGGTGTAATTCCTCAACAAGAGTGGGACAATTGGGGTTCTAAATCTTCCTGTTTACGAGTTTTTGGTAATACAACAATACCAGGAATTGATATGACTTCAGGCTCTCTTGGTCATGGTGTAGGTGTTGGTGCAGGTATGGCACTTGCAGCTAAACGAGAAGGTAATGACAAACAAATTTATGTTGTAATTAGTGAAGGTGAATTGTATGAAGGTTCTACATGGGAAGCATTAATATTTGCAGCTCACCATAAATTAGATAACCTAACTATATTCATAGACATTAATAACCTTATGATTCTTGGCAAAACAGATGATTGTTTATCTTTAAATCCAATTGGTAAAAAATTATCAGGTTTTGATTTTCATTTATTTGATATTGATGGCCATAACACCAAAGAGATTGATGGCGCATTAAAAACAGATACACTTTTACCAAAAATCATTTTGGCAAATACAGTTAAAGGTAAAGGTTTCTCTGTTATGGAACACAAAGCCAATTGGCATTATTGGCAAGGTTTAACAGCAGAACAAATTGAACAATGCCGTAAGGAGATTGCATAATGTTACAGCGTGATGGATTTATTGAAGAAATTAAAAATGCCATTAAAAAAGGCGACAATATTTATTTTTTAAGTGCTGACTTTGGTGCAGCGGCTTTAGATGAGTTACGAGAAGAACTGCCAAACAACTTTATTCATTGTGGTATTTCAGAACAAAATATGATTGATGTCGCAATAGGTTTGGCATTAGAAGGTAAAAAAGTTTTCTGTTATGCTATGGCGCCATTCATCTCTCTCCGTGCGGTAGAACAAATCAAACAAATTGGTATTATGAATCTTCCTATTTGTTTGATTTCCGTGGGTGTTGGTATTGGATATGCTGATTCGGGCCCAACACATTATGTTACAGAAGAATTTGCGTGTATGAGGTCAATTGTTGGTTGTAATGTTTATACTGCCTCAGACACCTTAACGGCTAGAAATTTAGCACTAAGTTTATTGGCCAATCCAAAATTTTCATAT